GTAGCCCTTGCTGCAAGTGCTTCATCATATGCATTTAACTGTGATTGAGTTGGTCCTGGTCCAGAAGAGAATGTTCCAAGGTTACAACTAAAACCTACTCCCCATCCACCAGTATAATCACAACCTGCTCCAGTCCAACCTCCAGGAATTGCCCATCCAAGATGATATGATCCTGGACCTCCTCCGTTATACCACCATATCTCTACATCTAAAGTCTTGTCTTCACTAACATCATACACTGGAGAGTAATCACTCCAGGTAACACCCTGTTCCACCCAGTTATTGACAGCAAGTTGTCCATCAACATACATTCTAAAACCATCGTCTGTGGATCCTGCAAAATATGTTTGTGTCCAGTGATCTGGAACAGTAATTCTTCCAGTAAATTTAACTACAAAGTTTTCATATCTATTACCGCAAACTGGCAGTTGCATAGAGTTTGAGTTCCAAGTACCAGAACAGATAACTCCGCTTGGAGTTGCTATGTTTGGCCAGGTTCTGGCTAAATGATAAACCGTATATGCCAAACCCTGTCCTCCAGCAGACTGAATATTTGACTGAGTGGTTTGAACATTTATATTGGATATATTCAAGGCATCCTGTGCATCATTCTTATCTTGAAGGGCACTATCTTTATTCTCAAGAGCAATGGCTACTGTGGCTGTCTGCCCATCTATATTTGACTGGGCAAGGTTCTTTGCTTCTAAGGCTGTGGCTTCTGCTTCTACTGCATCATCATAGGAATCATTGGCATCGTCTCTAAGTTCCATCGCATTTTTGGCATAGGTAAACTTATTTTCTGCTATGTCTATAAGATCTATAAAGTCATCTTGGTAACCAAGGTCATCTACGCTATCGTTAAGTTCCTGTATTTCTTGGGCTGCAACAGTTAGAGGGTCGTCAGAATGAGCCTCTGTGGGGGCTATAATAAGCCATCCAAAGGCTAACAATGTTGCTATTGCTATTCGTGATAGTCGTTTTATTTGCCTTCCCCCTTGCAGACAGGATGTCTGATAGGATGATTATACCATTTTATTGCACAAAAAAGGGGCTACCATAATTGGCAACCCCTTTAGTGTTGGAATGATTACTTAAGCAAAGCAACCTTTGCCTTTGGATTCTTCTTGTTCCACTGAAGAGCCAACTTGTTGAATGCAGCCTTTACAGACTTAAGTGCTGCTGCATTATCTGCAGTTAACTTAGCAATCTGTGCATCCTTAGCAGCAAGAGCAGCATCTGATGCTACCTTAGCAGCAGCAGCCTTATCTGTCTCTACCTTAACTGCTGCAGCAAGTGCTGCATCTGCAGCAACCTTTGCATCAGCAAGTGCCTTGTCTGAAGCAGCCTTAGCAGCAACAGCATCTGAAGCAGCCTTTACGACTGCAGCATCTGCTACAGCCTTAGCAGCAATCGCTGCATCCTTTGCAGCCTTTTCAGCAGCAAGTTCTGATACTAGATCACGAACTGCAATTTCTGCAAATGGTGCAAGTGTTGGGGCAGTCAAACCTACTACTGCTGCAGCAACTGCATCTGTTGATGTTGTTGGAGCAAACGTAATAAGTGAGCGTGTGCCAGTTGTTGGAAGAGTAGCCTTGAAGGTTGCTGTTCCAAAATCTGTTAGTGTAGCACCAGTTGTTACTGTTGCTGTGTCCATAACTGCTGTTGAAGCAAATACGGTTGCTGTAATTGACTTACCAGATACCTTGTTACCAAATGCATCTGTTGCAGTTACAACGATATCCTGCTTAGTTCCTGCTGCACCTGCTGAAGGTGCTGAAACTGTTAGGTTGTTGATCTTGCCAGCAGTACCCTGTACATAGTATGTAAGAGTTGTTCCACCATTGTTAATTACAACGGTTCCAATTGCTGTTGTCTTTGTGTAGACAAAGAATGTTGCAGTTGTTCCAGTACCTGTTGCAATTGTCAAAGATGATGATCCTGACGATGCTCCGACTGGTGCTGCTGATGTGTGTAGTGCTGATACGATTGTTGCGTTAGTTGCTACTGCAGAAACTGATGTTCCTGCTGCTACTGTTGCCACAAAGCGTAGTGCATCTGCTGCATCAATTGTGTTGTCTGCTGGTACTGGCAATGTGGCAGGGGTAGCAATTACACCATTAGTTGTATTTGCTGTTCCATCTAGCGTTACCGCTACTGTCATTACTGTAGCATTTGCAGGTGCTACGGCGACCATGCCCAAAGTCATGGCTGCAACCACGGCTAGTGCGATTTTCTTGAATGAATTCATTCGGTATTTCTCCTTATTTTTATAGTGTTTTTAGTCTGTCCAAATAGTCTTTTATCTCTTCTATTTGGCTAGGTTTATATTGTATCACATTGCGACTTTCTAAGTCAAATTGCTCCTCTGGAGTTTTTGGTCTATCCCTAAAAGTATGAACCTCTACTTCAGTGTCTATATTTTTTGGGGTATGTGATATTGCCCCAAATATTGCTCCACACACAGCATCAGCCAAGTCCTTTGACTTTTTGCGGGGGTGGTCAACTCTGTCATTTTTCATAATCTTTAACTGTGTTAGTTCATCAAATAATAAATCAATGGCAGGCATAGCAAGTCTTTCCTCGTATACAAGCATAGCCATGTCTTCGTAGTGCTTCTTAGCAACAGAAACAGTATCAGTCTTCATTCCAACCTGCTTCAACTCATTTTGAATATCAAAAGATTGCCAACGGTCAAACGAAACCATTCCAATATCAAACCCAAGTCTTCTTAGGTTTTGAATCCACTGCTTAACTTCTGAAAGATTAACTGGGCCCTCAACCTTTGGTTCCCACCATGCTACTGCATCTACTACAACTATTGGTGCTACTTGTTCATAATTATTGATTACCTGAATGTTTACCCACTTATCTACATGAGCAATTGCAACAGCACACTTATCGTGCTTCTGGGCAAGGTCAGCGTGTACATAATACTTCTTTGTTGGATCTGGCTTGAATGATTCGTCAAACCTTCTAAAGTTATCTACTGGGTTTCTTAATGTCATACAGGCTCTTACTTTGTCTGCCTGCTTAAAGAATGCATCAGAAGCAAATGTTGGCACACATGCAAAGCGCATCATTGCATCTCCTAGATCTGTTAGGAATGCAATCTTAAAGTCATCAATCTTTCTTGTAGGGTTTACCTCCCATGTAGGTCTCTTTAGTGCAAATACCCCTGGATACTTATATGATGTGATTTGATCTTCGTCCCACGAAATTTCAAAAGAATTGTCTGCACTATCTTCTGGAAGCAGTTCATTAATTATAAACTTGTGTGTTCTTTCTATAACTTCTTTTTCAGCAACTACATCATCATATTTTTCTGAAATAAAGTCTCCTGGATATCTTGGAAAAGAAAGCAAAACTACCTTACCCAGATCAGGAAAGCGTGAGTCTACTGAACCACGGAAAGCCTTATAGATATTATCAGCAGTCTTTCCTTGCTCATTACCAGTTCCAACTTCAGATGCAAAACCAGAAATCTCATCAAGAACTGCAAGCAGAAGGTTTAGTCCCTCATGTGATTCACGCTCTGAGTGACCAGAGTAAACGGTAATAGATTTGTCAAACTCAATTGAGTCAGCCTTTGCATAATACTTTCCAGCAAACCATGGTGATCTTTCAATCTTTGATTTAAACCCTTTAAAGAAAACATTCTTTGCTTGTTGTGCGTTAATAGCAACATTGATTAGGTCAATAGCATCTCCAGAGGGCTTACCAAAATACTTTGCTGGATCTTTTAAACATAAAAGTTTGTATACGATATATGAACATGCTACGGTTGATGTGAAGTCTTTTCCAGATCCCTTGCCAAGTTGCAGAATAATTTCGTTCTTTGTGTACTTTTCATAGTATCTTGATCCCTTTTCTTCACCCATTATGTTTATCAGGTCCTCTTTACGATAGATCTGACTCATCGCTTCAACAATATCATACTGGATATCAGACAGCGGTGGTTGTCCTAGGTATGCTTCACCCTCAACAAATGTTCTTGCATCTACTGGAGTCTCCTCAAAATGATCATCTTGAAGTGCCTCAAGAAACTCATTGAACATCGTGGACAACTGTAATCACCTCATTATCTTTTGCAAATGAAGAAAGTCTCCGCATAATTTCATCACGAACCTGTGGATACTCTGAGGCAATATCCTTTAGAATAAGTACAAGAATTTCTTGACGCTTTTCAATTTCCATCATCTCTTCTGCAAGTTCCTTATTCTCAAGCAGACCAGCCTTTTGAAGCATGTCAATACGCTTAGACTCAATATCCATAACAAGTTTAATTGCTGCTGTCTTTGCACTAAGATTGTTTGTCATCGATGCTTCATCAATAACTTCGTATGTACGAGAAACCAACTTACTGTAGTGAGTGTCTGCTGCAGCCAGTGCTTCTTTAGCACGAGCACGAATAGCATCATTAGCAGATGCCATAACCTTCCACTCATTGATAAGAGTTACAACCCTTTGTCGTGGTATTGAAAGTTGCTTAGAGATAACCGTTGGGTCATTTCCCTTAAGGTATTCTTCTACTACCTGATTTACTTGATCAAGGTGTTTAACTAAGTCATCTTCAGTTGACATTCTTGCCCTCTAACCTATTGATTTCGTCCTTTATATAAAATATTGCCTTTTCCAAATCCTGAATAGTCTTCTCTTCATCCTTAAGCCCTGCTCTCCAAAGATACTTAAAAGCATTACCAATATTGAAATTACGATGGCGGGTAATCTCTATGCACTCAATGCCAGAAGGGTCAGATGTATAGTGCCTTGGGTTGTTTACTTGGTCAACTGTTATATTTAAATTTTCACTCATCATCTTCCTCCATTTCAAAAGTATCTGGCATTCCTTTTAGAGTTAGTGTTGCGTACGAGATGCCAACTGCTGCTACTAATGATACTACAAAAAGAATATATTTAATCTTTTTCATCGCTTTGATTTCCTTAATCCAAATTTAGCAAGGTAGACATAGATAGTTTCCAAAGAACATCCACACTCCTTTGCAATATCTTCTGGTGTCTTTTTATCCATAAGATATCTCTTACGCATAAATGTTTCACTTGTATATAGTTTAGCACCCATGATATTAATTGTCAACTCCTGGCACCTTCCAGTCAAGATCTTCTCTCTTTACTGGTTCTTCATCTTTAATACCCATCATGTGCTGGTACCCATCAATCTTGTCATAATCTGGGTTATACTCTGTCATCTTTAAATTAATTCCGCTTCGTCTACAGTATTCTTGAACAACATCCAGAGGAATATCGCCATAGGCACCAGTTAATCTTCCAGAAAAAAGCAAGTTCAGTTTTAGCATTGCATTTCTTGAGTGTTCCCAATGATCTTTCTTCTTGTCGTCTGCCCAAGGTCTTGCGGTATTATATCTGCTCAGTCTTTCTCCTGGATACTTTCGTGATAAGTGGTGGTATGCAAAAATTTTTGATGTTGCAAACATTCTCCAACCCCTACCCCATGACTGCAAAGATACATATGGCTCTTCCCCGTTGAAGTTCATCTCTGGATCTAAAGGAACCTCGTCAGAATAGGATTTGTCTGCAAAGCACCAGGTAAAGTGTACCCAATAATTTTCGTGAACATCTCCGTCATCTGGTGGTGTGCTTCCAATTGGAAACCAGTATCCTGGAATAAAATCTGTAACTTGCTGTAGTCTTGGATCCCAACCAGTTATTGATGGGTGGTACAGGTTTGTCTTTACTTTATCCTTATATCTAATAGACCAATCTTCGTTATACTCAAAGTCTGGAGGACAAAGTGTTAAAATTGCTTTGCCTGTTTCAGATTTTGCTTTTGCTTTTGCATACTCCTCTAGGCATGTTACATCCCAGTCTTGTTCAAATCTAGTGTGTCCACAGATAAATAAAACATGATCAAACTCAACTGGTAAATCTTTTGTTGTTAGGTCTCTTGCCCAAAGAATACCTCTGTACTCAGACAAGTCAAACTTTCTATATAACAATTGTCCTTCTGGTATAAAACTAAGATCTGAATAAAACTCTGGGAAGTGCTCTTCAACTATAGAGAAGAAAAGATCGTTCTTGTTTTTTGCTTTAGAATAGCAGTCAAGAACTGTACCCAACAGGTCTCCTTCTTTGTAAGAAATTATTGATACTAGTGTTGTCATATTGCTTTCTCCCAGTTCTTTAGTGCCCAATGACCAATACCGCAGGCATCTGCGACATCGTTATCTGTAATTGTTCTATCATAAATTGTGTTGATAAACCTGATAGTTCTTTCTTTGCGAAGCATACGCTCATAAGCCTTGTAGTATGACTCAGACTTTCCAGGTGTTTCTGCTCTAATTAAAAGTTGCTCTTCTTTAGATATTTTTTTGTTTCCAATATAGTTTTGCCAAGTAATAGGAGAAACCTTACCTATAATCTTTGTACCAGTTTGTCCTGCTGCTCCAAGGATTGCACCTTGAACTAGGGCAAGGTCTGCTGCTGTCTTTGGGCTATTCATAAATACAGTGTGCTCAATTACAATTGCTTCAAACCCACCGTATATTTCAAAAAACGCTTTTACCTTTTTACCAGCATCCATAACTTTTTGATAGATATCATTTCCTTCAAAGTTTATTTTTCCTATAGACTCAAGACTGTCTCCAACAAACAGGGCAAAGGCAAGACTATTAGTACTAGCATCAATAGCACAAATTCTTTGTGGCTTTAGTTCTAGTCCCCACTTATTCTTTACCATTTGTTTTACCCTTTATTTGTTTAATTGCTTTTGTAACTGCGTCTGGATTTATTGCACAAGAAGAGCATATTGCATCATCGTTATATATAGAGAGTGGAGAAGAGCAAGATCTGCAAAGTCTTGTCTTCCCCCTTCTTTTTTGTCTTTTTGAATGTAGATATCTCTCAGCAATTTTTTCTTTTGTTGCTAGGTCTCTACATTCTGCAGAGCAGTATATTTGATATGATACTGACTGCTCAAAACTCTTATCGCAAAACTTACAATTCTTCACCGAGAATCTCCAAGGGCGCTATTTTTAGTACGCCTGGACCTGCAGACTCACATGCTTTTTTAATTGGGCATGACTTGCATATCTTGGAGTTTGATCTATAGTTTTTGTTTGGCAGGGTTTTGTCTTCCCATGTCTTGCGAACTAATCTCATCCAATCAAATGCCTGGTCTACCCACCGACGGTAATGATCGTTTACATCTACAGGTATCAAAAGAAGTTCATGATTATTTTTATTTTCATAAATCATGACACCTGTTGGTCTCTTTAAGATCTTCATATAAATAAGCAATTGCATTAGGTGACCATTCTTGGCCTTGCCTGATGCTTTTCTATATTCAAACCCTTCATTCATCATTGTTTTAATTTCACCAATGAGTTCTTCTCCCTGCCAATCAAACATAACATCACCATATCCAAAGATTGGTGGATCATCATGCCTAATCTTAAACTCTGTAGTGGCCTCGTTATTTTCATCACGGTAGACCTTAACAATACCAGCATTCATCATTGCATTTTGAATTCTTGCATGAGACAAAGTTCCAGCAGTCATATTTGCTGCTGCATATGCATCTGCATTATCTTCAAACATTTGCCCATCAAAAGCAAGGTACCAATATCTTGCACACTCTCCGTGACCGTATGCGATGGTAGATGGAGCAAAAGTTTTCTTTGTTGTGTGCTTATCTACACGAGTAATCGTGTACCCTTCTTTAATTTTTGCCTCAAGTCCTGCTATGTCCATTCGATGAACTGGCTTTTCCTCTGGCTTAATCATAACAGTGTGCAGTAAATTTTTCGTCATTAATTTTCTCGTTTCTATTAGTATAAGTATAGCAGACTATCGAGTTATATATTTTAATGCAGACACTAGATTGTTAATAGATTCTGCTGCCGTATAATAAAGATTCTTCTTGCCACGATCTGACTTGTCAACATTAGCCATCCATGTAGCCTTGAACGCCATCTTCGCAGCAATTGCCTGCAGTCTTACAATTTCAACAGTCGCCACATTTAAAGGAATGTCTGGCTTAATGATGATTTTTGCGATAAATGTTAATGCTGTAGTTAGTTCTTCATCTTCCATGTAGTCTGCAATCTCTGCAAGACCATTTACCATATCTATTGTTGTACCTTCATTTTGCATTTAGTTTCCTTTTTTAAGAACTTTTAAGTTTAATAGTGCATCCTCTTTTGCAAAAAAATCTTTATTGTGTTGTGCAAATACTGGATCTGCTTGCCAAGTTGCTAGTCTTTCTTTTCTTTTTTCTGGATCACGAGAAATATTGTTTAACTTTTCAAAATCTTCTCTTGTTGCAAAATGCATTGTTAAAACCTCAGTCTTGTCTCCTTCTTTAAACAATACGGGCTCTCTCCAGTGTACTTGACCAGCACCCCAGAATACAAGAAGATCTCCGTACTGAAGATTAAAACTTTCACCCTCGATTACTATTGGCCAATCAATATTGCTATCTAGTTGATAGTCCATAGTCATTTTTGTAAAATAGTTATCTGAATCATAGTGTACTGGTAACTTTGGATTTGTTGATCCATGATGTTCTTTGGTATAACTTAAATAACTATTGTGAGACATAAAAACTGCCTCTCCAGTCATCTCTGATGCAAAAGATTCAAGTTTTGCCTGGATGCTTGGTGGATACATAAGTTCTATCTGCATTCTGGATAAATCTGGCAGAATGATTGGAGAGTGGAATGCTGACAAGTTTTTAGCATTTTTTTGATACTTTACTATTGCAAGCATTACCTCTAGTTCTTCTTCTGTGAAGAAGCCCTTTATAATATGTGGCTTTATTTCGTTTTTAGGTGCGTGTCCTGTGTCCATAATACTATTATACACCATCCTCTGAAAGTTGTTCTAATATGCTCATCTCAATTATAGCAAGCCTTACCTTTGAATTACCCTCGCCGATTACTACAACGATGGCTGGATCCTTGCCATTTTTCATGGCATCTGTTGTTGCCTTTGCCCAAACCTCTTTATTTAAAGTAAAGGATTTTCCAACTTCTTTAAAGTCTACAACAAAGTTTTTCCAGGAAGCATCTCCCTTTTGGGTGTTACGACCAGAGTTCTTGTGCTGTTTAGCACCTATACGTTTCGACTCACTCTTCTCCGTCATTACTCTTCCATTTCTGCTTACCAAACTTTACAGTGCTTAAGTGTTTGTTTGTACACATCCAAGTTGCTGTCTTTGTGTCTGGGTAAAGCCTTAAAGATTTGACCTCAGTCTTACACTCATGACAGGTAAACTTACCGTAGTATACAGTAAAATTAGCCATTTAGTTTTGCCTTGATTGATTCTTGCAAGTCAAGATCCTCTCTTACACGATTAACGAATGCTTCTTTACCCTGCACCTTTGTGCCATCAGGAAGTATGTACCAGGCCCCTGTGCGCTCTACAATACCGTTTAGTTCTGCGGTAGTAACCAAATCACCAATGGTATCAAGACCAATATCGTCACCTCTAAAATAAAAATCGTACTCACCAGACTGGAACCCTGGAGAGGTTTTGGAGAACTGGAGTTCCCACTTAATAGTTCTACCAACCTTTTCTTCAATTAACTTATCTCCTACCTTAATCTTGCCCTTAATCGCTTGATTGTCTGATTCTGATGAAAAAAGTTTAATAATACAAGAAGAATAGAACTTAGTAGCCTGGCCACCAGAAGGCTGCTGACTAGTATACATAGCATTAATATTGTTACGAGACTGGCTAATAAGAACGAGAAGAGTTGGCTTAACTTTGTTATTAGCGTAGTTAAGCATCTTCCAAGCATTGCTAAAGTCACGGGACTCTGCTCCAATCTGCTTTGTATTTTCCAAAGCCTTCATCTCATCAGTGTCCTTTTCAAAATAAATTGCAGGAAGCATTGATGTAATAGAGTCTACCACAATTAAATCAACTCCAGCATTCATTAGACCAACCCCAACATCTACCATGTCGCTAATTGTTCTTGCTTGTGAATAGATAAGTTTTTCTGGGTCTACCCCAAGAGTTCTAGCCCAATCTTCAGAGTACGACATCTCAGAATCAATCCATGCACATAACTTTCCTTCTGCCTGGGCTAGAGCAATCATCTGAAGGCACATAGATGACTTTGCAGAAGACTTTGAGCCCCAGATAAGAACTTGTCTGCCGTAGGGAAGTCCACCGCCTAGTGCACGGTTTAGCCCGTAACTAGGGGTAGGCTGGTATTCATAGTTAACACCGACACCACTTCCCAGTCTTTTTCTCAACTTAGGATCAAGTTGTGCTAACGCTTCTTCTATACTAACTGACATGTACATCCTCCAATGTTACTGTTCCGTCTTTTGTCTTTCCAAAATCAAACTTGTACGACTTTCCTTCTTCAATACTCATATATGCCTTTGCAAAAGATGTAGGAAATACTGTTATAGAATGCAAGTCTCTGCTTGTGTCTGCAAGAGTAAGAGATGCCATCTTCTTTCCAGTCTTTGTAATTCTTGGCTTAAATGAAACAACGAACATTTCATCATCCTTGTATGGAAGTTGCTTGTAACTTAAGAACTTTACAAGAGCATGTGATGATTCTTTTATCTCATCTGAAGGTATGAAAGAAACAATCCTGTTATCATTACACAAGACAAGATAAGAACGACCCGTCTCAATAGTGGTATTTTCATCGTCAAATATACCGACACTGCCAGTTTTGTCCAAAATTTCAACTCGTGACCATCCTGTTCCTCGTTTAATTGATTTTACCATACCCATAAAGATGTATGATCCTTTTTCTTCAAAGTCAACAATATCCTGAATAAAGGCGTAGTAGTGAGAAGGTATTGTAATATTAAACTCTGGAAGGTTTAGGTACTCATACAGATTCTCCTTAATCTCCTGATCATTTCTAGGATTATCATTAAAGGTTGCAGCACCAATCACTCTTAGTGCTTGTAGTGCACGACTGTTTACTCCGTTGCCCTTGGTAAATGTAAACTCTTCAAGTTCTTTATACGAACTAAATGGTCGTGCTGATATGTATCGTTCACCAATTTTGTCAGATATGAACTTGATAGCACTGAGTCCAAACCGAATACCTTTACCCTCAATTTTAAAATCGATATCCGAATCGTTAATGTGAGGTAACTTAATGCTAATGCCCATTCTTTTTGCTTCAATAAGATATTCAGTTCTCGCATCTTTGTCCTTTTCATTCTTTAGCACTGAGTACATGAACTCAAGTGGGTAATAATACTTTAACCATGCTGTCCAATAGGATAGCGTTGAGTATGCTACTGCGTGAGACTTGTTGAATGAGTACCCTGCGTGAGCCTCAAAGTCATGCCATAGATCACGAGCAAGGTTGGGAGCAATAAACTTTGATGCACCCTCTACGAACTTTTCTTTAAACTGATCAAATTCTTTAGCATCCTTTTTCTTTCCAATGATCTTTCTAACTTTATCTGCTTCCGACATGGACATACCGCCAAGGTGTACGCATGCTTGCATAACTTGTTCCTGGTAAAGAATACAGCCATATGTGTCCTCCGTAAATTGTTTTAGTACTTGGTGAGTATAAGAAATATTTTGACGACCATGCTTGCGATCAACATAGTCCTTTCCGATAGTGTTCATTGCACCTGGACGAACAAGAGCATTTGATGCTGCAAGTTCGTTTAGGTTCTTGACACCCATCTTAACAAGAAGGTTTGTGTATGGTGCTGCTTCGCATTGGAACACACCCTTTGTATATCCATCTGAAAGCATCTGATAAACATTTGCATCGTCCATCTTAATCTTAAGAAGGTCAATCTTCTTACCATCTCGTTCTTTAATTATGTCAATTGTATTCTTAAGAACAGACAATGTTTTAAGTCCCAGTGCATCAATCTTAATTAAACCAATTCTTTCAGCCTCTTCCATATCAACACCCACGACTGGAATTCTTTCGTCTGATCCAGTAGAAGATCTTGTTTCAAGTGGTGCATATCTAAAGATTGGTTCTTTTGCAGTTACAACACCTGCTGCGTGAATGCCTGTGCCACGAATACGACCACGTAGTTGCTCTCCATAAATCTCCACCTCTGGATACTTTTCACGGAACTCATATGTTGATTTAGATGTGCAGAAGTCATCCCATGTGTCTACAGTCTTTAAAACCTTATTAACATCTGATAAAGGAATGTTTAATACTCGTGCAACATCTCTTACAATTCCCTTTCCTGTAAACTCAAGAAAGGTTGCAATAGATGCAACATGTCGATACTGTCTAACAAGATAATCTTTAACTTCTTCACGACGAGTGTCCTGAATATCTGTATCGATATCTGGAAAGTCATTACGCTCTGGATTAATAAATCGGAAGAACAAAAGGTTGTGTTCAATAGGATCAATGTCTGTAATCTTTAGTGCATAGCAAACAAGCGAGCCAGCAGAAGAACCACGTCCTGGTCCCACCATAATCTCTTCCTTCTTAGCCCAGTTGATCATGTTACTCACAACAAGGAAGTACGGAGCAAACTTCTTGTCCTTAATAATCTGTAACTCTTCTTCAAGTCTGTCAAGGTATTCCTGGTTTTCTGACAAACCTCTCTCCGCTAAACCTTCTAACGCAACCTTTGCAAGTTCTTTGTCTGGACTCTTGTATTGAACTGGTAGTAGGTTTAAGCCTTCTTGAATACCATAGTCTCCTACTGTCTCTGCTAATAGGAGTGTATTTGAGTAAATGTCAGGTCTATCAATACCCTGCGCTTCCATGGCTGCCTTGATCTCTTCATATGATAGAAGGTGGATATCAAACTTATTAAATGTAATCTGACGGTCTTCGCCATAAAGATAGTCAAGGCGTTCCATCATGCTGCCCTTTTTCTTTGACTTTTCATATGTTGCATCTTTTACGAACTTGCCGTGTGTGTTCATGAGCAACTTAAACTCTTGAACTTCCTTTTGTGATGGATCGACATGGTGGCAGTCTGGTGTCACAATAACCTTAATACCAAACTCATCTGCAAGTTCTATTAAATACTTATTGATGTGTGCTTCATTATGAGGCATAACCTCAATGTAGTAGTCGTCAGCAAAGCGCTCTTTGAACCAAGAGATATATTTCTTTGCGAGAGCAAACTCTTCTTCCTCAAGTGCTTTAACTAAAACGCTACTTGGGCAAGCAGAAGAAACAATGATTCCTTCTTTATACTTTTCTAATATACTAAAATCAAATCTTGGCTTCTTAAAGAAACCATCTGTCCAAGATAGTTCACTAATCTTGTTTAAGTTTTCTAAACCAATTTGATTCTTGGCTAGAAGGATAATGTGGTTATAGACAAGATCTTGTTGACCTTCTCTTTCAGACTTATCTCGTGTATCAGATATGTCTGCACACATGTATCCTTCTAGACCTAGAATTGGCTTAATGCCCTTTGCTTTTGCAATACGGTGCAGTTCCCTATGCCCAGATAAAGTACCGTGGTCAGTGATGGCAATCGCTGGCATCCCTAACTCAACTGCACGGTCAACGTATTCTTCTGGAGTAGCAATCCCATCAAATAAACTAAAATGGGTGTGGACATGTAAGCCTACGTAGTTCATATTACCAATCTGCGTTGGTAGATGAAGTTACAGATGGGCCATCAAAGCCCAAATAGTATGCTTCTTGCTCGGCATAAGGAATCTTCTTAAGTGCTGACTCAAGAGGATAAGGCTCAATGTCCTTCCAATCAAATGGTTCCTTGTCTGGTGCTGATGGAATAAGTGTGTAATTAGTTTCAGTTCCCTGACCATTACGCTTTAACTTCCATAGTACGTTTGATATGCTACCTGTTTCTAGTGCATACTCACGAATTGTGTTAAATGATGACTGCTTGCTGATACCCATTGACCAGATAGCAACATATGGTGCTTCGATTCCATCGTCAACTAGTACGTTGCAGTAGAAGCGAAGACGGCCACGCCATCCTGCCTTTGGATCCTTGCGGTGCATTTCTTCTGCCCAGTCACGGCCTTCTGATTCCATTGTGTCTACAGCCTTGCGCTTGTAGTCCTTTGGATTTACGTGTTCCTTTACAACAAGTGCTAGTCCACGCTTTTCATTATAGTTTGCAGAATCTTCATCGAGTTCTTCAATGAAACGAATCTTTACTGATTGACCGTCTGCAAGTTTTAGCCACTTTACCTTTGGCCCGTCGTTTTCATACTTTGGCTTGTCGAGCAGGGCATTGATGTTCTTGAGTCCCTTTACTACGCTCATATATTTCTCCTTTGTTTGTTATATTAGTTTAGCATAATAGATATAGATTTGTCAAACTGGAACTCTAGATTTCTAAGTTCTTCGTCTGGCATGTCTCCAATATCTTTATACTGAGTGTTTAGTTTAATAACGGAAACACGACTAGAAAGTTTTTCAACTATTCTATCTTTCATGTTTCCTCCCGCCTCATCATTATCAGCAATAACAATAATGTTATTGAAATACTTTTGAAGCAATTCTATTTGTTTGCTTGATACATTTGCACCAAGTGTGGCTACTGCTGGAAGACCTACCTGGTCAAGCCTAATAGCATCAAATGATGATTCCACTACATATACTCTATCAGATTTCTTGACTCTATGCAAGTTAAAAAGTGTTTTACTTTTTGGAAGGCCTGGAGTATTTTTAAAATCTTTTCCTTCAATAGATCTGCCGACAAACCCTAAAGGTATTCCGTCTGGGCTATGAACTGGAACCGTAACCATATCTTGCTTTTCTGAGTAACCCAAAACAAATTTGATGCATGACTGTTTTTCAATTTTTCTATATGTAAAATAATTTTTTGCTCTTTCAGAAGCAATAAGATTATTATGCAATCTCTTAATGATTAGTTCATCAAACATCTTGTACTGCTCTTCTTTTACTAAAGCCTTATCAATTTCTGTAGTAAGATTAGTTAACTTTTCTTTACTTTTAATAAATCTAGCAGACTCAAAATAAGTTCTTCCAGATGTATGCATAACTAGTTCTATAAGGTCTGCAGATTTTTGACAAGAGAAGCAGAAAAACATACCACTATCTTTTTGTACTTCGCCTGCTGGGGTTCTGTGATTATTGTGAAATGGACAAAAGATCATAAAGTCTGCATCAAGTTCAGACTCTACGGTAATACCCGATCCTGTAAGGACTCGCTTGACTTGTTCTGCGGAATAAAGATTGGAGTTGTTCCGTCTATTCCTGCTATCCATTCGCTTTTCCTCTTCCCTGCGTAAACTGCCTGTATCGATAATTGAAATTCAAAAAAGTTCTTAATATCATTATACCCTATAGTGAAGTCTGGGTCAAGATCAATTCTTGGCACATAACCACTCAACTTCATTTCCGATATCAACAATCTTATATACTCATCTTTGAGTCTGCCAATCATTGAGTCGTCATGAATTATGCCATCAAGATAAAACCTTTTGATGGTTTTATGATGGTATGAATCATAAGTGTTAGCACTCTTTTTTGACATACCATATTATAACTACTTATCTTCAAAGTCTTTATATCTATAATATCCCTTGTCAAAGTCGCACTGAACTAAGAAGTCCCCCATAAAGCCATTACGGTTCTTTCTAAATGCACACTCAATGATATCGCTATTGGTGCCACGGCCTAGTGCAAGTACCCAGTCAGCATCATAAGCAATCTGTCTAGACCACGCTGTTTGACCCAGAGTAGGGACTGTGGATAGGTCATTAACATCATCTGGTGTAGCAGATGAGATAGCAATAATAGGAACTTCTTCACCAATAGCCATAAGTTTAAGTTCTCGTGAAAGGTTCTTCATTCGTACCGTTTCGTTATCTGACTTCTGGTTAGGGGCCATCAACTGAAGGTAGTCAACGATTACAAAGTCTGGCTTGTACTGATCAATCTTTCCACGAAGAACAGATGGATTAATTTCTCCACCTTGATCATTTGAGATAATGTGAAACTCTGGCTTTCCTGCAAGATTCTTTGCATGCCAATCCTTCAACATATCAATTTCGATCTCGCCATTGCTAATCTTTCTGTGTGACCAACGACCCTCACCCATAATTGTAAACACACGATTACGAACTTCGGTCTCAGACATTTCAAGAGAAATAACCATTGGACTCTTACCCTGCTTCCATGCTTGTACAGCAAAGTATAATGCAAGCCAAGACTTTCCTATTCCTGGATAAGCAAGGAACACACCCAACTGTCCTGGCATAATTCCAGAAGGAAGGTAATTGTCAAAACCTGGGAGTCCTGTTTTAATTCCAGACAAGCCTAGCGCTTGCTGCTTCTTAACATTTTCAAAGTATGCGATTGCTGATTCAAGATCTGTAACATCAATATCACGAATAGCAGCAGTGTTCTTTTTTAATTCTGAAGTCTTAGTAATTAATTCGTTAAGTGCACCAGTTCCATTATTGTTTTGAATCTCAGATGCTGCAGATCTAATAATGTCTTTTAGGCTATCTGTTAGATACTCGCCCTGAAGTTCTTCAAGGTGATGCTTTGTCGCACCAATACCTGCTACTGGCTCAAAGTCTCTAAACTTTTCAGTAACCAGTTCTGCTGGGGGGAGGACTGAGTTGTTTTCAAAATATAATCTTACGAAGTTCCATATATCTCCGTGAGTTCTTAGAAGGTTGTCGACATTTGCCTGAAGTAGAACATGGATCTGTTTGTCTTTTAAGACAGCGGTAAGTAGTTTTGCCTCTGTATTATTCACTTAACCACTCCTTTGCCATTCGTCTACGCTCTGCTCTCTCTTCATTGTCTTTAATTTTATCCTTTTGTGCCTGCAATATTTTCTCTGCGTTGTATGCAAAGTAGTTCCACGATGGATTCTCTGCAACTGAAAAGTAATACTCAAGTATATCGTAGCATCCTGGCAGCGTGTATGATTCTACAAGGGCATCTGAAGCCCACTGCTCTACATTTAAGTTTAGGGATGGCTTTGATTCGTACCTTGCGGTATGATACTTGCTGTATCTTGAAAGCAAAGCCATACGGTCTTTGCGTTCTGCCATTATCCTTCAGCAGCCTCCGATTGGGCTTCTAAAATCTTTGCAGTTAGTTTGTCTTCAACAAACTTATATACACGCTCAAAAGATTGATCTACTGTCTCTCCGTTGCGTGAACTATCAACAACGCCAAGATCAAGTCTTAGTGATTGAAAATTTCCTAGATTTAATGTGTATCCAAGCGTTACAGATACCTTTGTTGGTTCATTCGTTACTACATAATTGCTGTCTGACATTTTATACCCTTCGTTAAATAGACTCGTTCCAAATTGGAACAAATCGACCATCTTCAGTTCTTCTATAAGTAAGTATACCATCGCCCATTCTTCGTGTCAACTCTTGCTTGCTGGGCGTAATATCATTTGTAACTAACTTATCTTTTCTTGGTCTACCAATATGGTGTGTAGCAAGTATATCACGAATCTCCCTTACCTGCGATTCTGAGTAATATGATCTTACCTGAAAACCTCTTGCTCCACCTTTTTGAGATCCAGTTGGAAAAGGAATGACTCCTCTTTTCATTAATGATGGCATATATTTTTTATGACGATTAACTAAATCAGCAGTCTGACCAACTGTGTATGCTCGTTCCCTTTTGTTTTTAAACTCACTAATTAGGCAACTTTCAATTTGATCTTTGTTTATGTTGTAAACAGACATGATTCCGTTAGAGTGGTTGTAGTGATGAATTCTAACTAAGTCCCCGTTAAGAAACCAAACTTTTTTGTTTCCTGGTATTACAGGTGACTCATTGTATTTTTCGCTCTCAATTGTTCCCTTTTTAGTAACCATTGACCCTCCTGAGAATTGCTAGGTGGATGAAAAAACTTTCTCTGTCCGCAAAGAATGCAATATAGTTCCAGATTATTTATTTCTGTATACTGTCTATCTATAAACATTCTTCCATTACATTTTTTACATTTAATCATTAATTTGGTATTCCGATAATTACTAGATTAATACCAATACTTGTGTCTCCTCCAGCATTAAACTTAACTGTGCCTTCAACCTTTGAAGTTGAAACACTTTTTAATGTAACTGTCACATCTTTACCAGCATCTGTATTTCCAACGTTTACTGGTGTTGCAGTTACTACTGGAGCAAACTTAAACTCGCTTGGAAAGTCGTAAGAAAATGTTTGAGATGAGCCAGCCGTCTGGGTTGTACTGGTTGTGACTTGGACATATCCACCAATCACTCTTGCTTCGGATGCCTTGACGCTTTGCTTTCCAGCATTTGGAGTGTCTACTGTTACATATTTATACGTTGATGGAGATATTTGAGTTGACAAATCATTAATAGCCTTAACAATCTGGTAAATATATGTTACGTCTAAAGGTTGTCCTCGCTCTGGTACGGGTAGAATTGCCATATTATAATTATACCAGACTTACGATTCCAGAGTCGTATACCTCTAGGCTTGGTGAAAGTTTTGGAGTTATAGATGATGCTTGAACTATTACTCTAACCGACTGTGTTCCATTTTTTAAAAAAGAATAATTTTGTGATCCTGTAGATCCTATGTATGCTGGAGTGGCTCCATCGAATCCTGCAAAAACATCATAAACTATCTGTATTGATATTTGTCCAGTAGCCCAGTTCACAATAATACTGTTACCAATAATATTTAAATCTCCTGGACCAATTATGACAGCCTCTGATCCAGTAATAAAAATTTTTGAATATGCCGACTTTCTATTTTTATCTTCTGATATAAGCCTAAATCTAACAACCCTTGAGTTTGATGATGTCACCTTTCCAAGCAAATCTTTTTTGATGATGACATTTTTAATTCCTTTGTCTGCCATTATCCAACATCCAAAGCAAATCTAAACTCAATATAGTTTGTTGTGTTTGCTGACTTTATGATTGGCTTAGACCCTACACTCTTAATCACAGAGTATCCAGTTAAACCATAAAGTGAGTTTGTTGAAGTTATATTTTCAAGTCTTAAACCATCTAGACAAACATAAAATAGATCGGTTGGAGAGCCAGCCTCTGTAACACATGAATAGATTTTTACAGAAGTAGTCTCTCTCCAGTCAAAGTTATCAGTTTTGTTTAAATCTTTAAGGGCCTTTGTAGCAACGATATATCTGTTGGTCGCAAGATTTCTTTTGTCTGTAGAGGTTCCAGCAACATAAGATTGATCATCAATGTTGACTTCAAATCTGGCGTACTCTTGAGTTGCATTTAATCCTGCATGGGAAAACTCTAGCAGAATCTTAACATTGTCTGGAACTGTGTTTGAGTTGGCAACCTTATTAACAACTGAAAACGCAAGACGAAGTTCATCTAGCGGACTGTTCTTAGTAAGATCTACGGTTGTTTCATTAAGGCGAATGTATTTAGAACCAGCGCCTATCTGTATCTTGCCTTCAGAGTTGGTAGTTAATGTAGAATCATTTCCTACAATAGCAATTATATTATTTAAAAACCTACATCTTTCGTGCCTTGCTATTCTATCTGACTGTGTAAATATTCGATTGTCTGCATTTGTTTCAAAAACATTAACTGTCTGATTTATTATTCCATTTTCAGAGTCTCCGTCTAGTGGCTCATATCTTACTGGGATATCTATTGCAGCAGAACCAAACGGCTGATACAGCCAGTTGTCTGTGTCTGCGAAAGAAAATATATTTCTACTGTCAAAAGATCCAGCAACTGGGTTTGACCCAGCAGAGAATACTCCAACCTCTGTAATCTCATATCTTTCTTCTGTTGGTAGTTCTGCTGTTAGGACTACTTTGTCTATACCGTTTTCATTTACGAATCCCCTAGAAATAATAGGTACACGGAACATCTCAAAGTCCAAAGACTTCTTTAGAGAGTAGTCAGCAAACACCCCATCAGAAGCCACTGGAGTGGGACCACAGCCCACAGCAATGTGTGAGGCATATGATTGTGTCTGGCCAACAAGATACTTGGCTAAAAGATTTTTACCTATATTAGTTATCATTAATTACTCCCATCATATATTGTATCACTAAAAACATCTCCGCTGGTCAGTACCTGAACCTCTGCCTGCTCATTTTCTTTAACATTGATTAGGTTAATAACCAAGTCTCCACTTATTGGGTCTATGTATACAGACTTGCAGTTAGGTGTCTTTATCCATTTATTCTTATCTGTTTCGTTTAAATTGTTTGGTGGTGGTGATATATCATATCCAGTTCCGCATGTTGGTAGGTGATCAAATATGGACAAAGATAAAGATTTAAAGTACGAGTCAGAAGACTGAAGCCTTAAAACATTATTTGGGTTGTATTGCAAATATAGATCTGTTAGATTTTTAATTGGAGCATAGACAACCTTTTGTCCATTTACAAGGTCGTGCCTAGATATTGTTGCAAGTTCATATCCACCTATATCTTCAAATATAAGGTCTGTCATTATTTCAATAGACATTGTTTCTTCATCAAAAAGAATTAAGTCTGGAGTTGCAATTTTTACTGACTTATCATCTTCTTTTACTATTGCCTTTGGTAGTGGTGCGGTTGCTGGTACCTCTCCCCCGCCATCAATTTGACTTGCCATTAAACCACCTCGCTTAAAAATAATGTCATGTCTGGTCCATCTGGTCCTCTAGAAAAATCAATATTGTATACAACAAATCTACTGGAAGAACTTGATGCCATGCTGATATCATTTTCTCTGTAGTCTAAACTAACGATATCTCCCAGTTGTATAGTTGGTATGGAAAATATTTTTACTCCAACTGACTTTCTTGGCTTTGTTGTTTTTTCAACCATCCACTTCATTAGACTTGTCGCCTCATCTTGTGACTGAATGTATGGTGTGTCTAAAGCAAAATCTCTTTTTCCGTATGTCATTCTGCTTAGTTTTATATCTTGGTAGTCTTGCTTAAACTTGTATGGGTTTGATATTAACTTATCAGCAACAAATTGTGGATTTGACTCAAGACTATTTTTGTTAAAATATTCGTCAACTGTAAGATTGTTATCAGACTCTTGTGTAAAAGTAATTCCCTGAATTCTTAAATAGTTTCCACTTGTTTCATCTAGGCTAAGAGCGGTGTCAGTTGCATTAAAAATTAAGAACTCTGCTCCGTAAGAACCTGCTCTAAACCCAGAAACCACATATCCCTTTATCTTGTTAAATGTTGGAGAAATCTTTGCAGTTAATGCTGGGTAAGCCTTATCGTATTTAAAATTAAATACTGCTGCTTCTCTCATTATGCTTCCAAACTCTTCAAAATATATATCATACTTTGGTGGCTCAGATGACCCTATGCCAGAAAGATATGTGTTTTGAATTAGTCCGCTGATAGCATATTTTCTAAAAGATTCGTTTGCATCAATTTCTGTATCTCCAAAGACTGAGTTAACTGGTGCACCCAAAGAGAATGAAGTATTCTGAGAATAGTTATTGCACAAAGCATAAACATTTTCGAACATTGCCCTTGAAGATCCTCTTGTAAATAATGCCATATCAGAGTATACTGGAAGTGGATCATTATCATCTACTGTCTTTATTAGTCTTCCATTCATGTATAGGTAGAATCTTCTTGTCTTACCGATGTCTTCGTACTCTACTGCCAAATCATATACCGTCGGGTTTTCCTCAGCAAACATTCTTGATTGTCCAGTGAATCTTCCATCATCAACGGTGATTTGTGCCAACCCATCCCAAAGTCCTATTGGTATTGCTTTTCCATTATCAGACTTTACTTTATAAAAGAAAA